CCGTGAAGCCCGCCGTGCTCGCGAAGACGATGTTCTCGCCCTCGAGGAAGGCGAGCCACGCATCGGTGTAGCCCGTCACGCCCGAGTGGTGCTCGACCGTGAACGTGTAGGTGCCGTCGTGGTTGTTCGTCACCGAGCTGCCGATCCGGGCCTTGATGCCCGAGCCAGTGCCGATGTAGGCCAGGTCGCGCTGGTTGTTCACCCGCTCGATGAGGGCGGGCCGCGCCTGCTCGGCGTAGTCGAGGAACGCGCCCTCGTCGGACTGCACGCGGCGCATCGTGTCCCCAGACATCTGGAGGGTGAACAGCATCTTGCGGAGGTACAGCCGGCTGTTCATGAACACCGCGGGCGCGGCTTCCGGCAGGTACTCGCCATCGGCCCGGAACCCGGCACCAGCCGGCAGCACCTTCCAGTGGGCCTGTTCGATGTAGCGCCCGCCGGTCGAGTCCTCCGACTTGATGTTCATCTCGGCTTCGAACAGCGACGAGAACTCGTGGTCGTCCACGATGTCCTTGTGCGCCGTCTTCCCGAAAATGACCTTCATCGCCTCTTGCATCAGCGACAAGGTCTGTGTGATCGATGCCATCTCTGCTTACTCCTGCCCGCAGCAGCGGGCTCCGACGTTGCCTAGAGGCCGAGGGTCCGCGCGATGCCCTGCTTGCGCATCAGCGCGATTCGCTCAGCCGTGGACTCGGGCAGCGCTGGCCTGGCCTTGCTCGGGAGCGCGCCGGCCCCTGCGGGGGCGGCAGCGGACGCGGAACGCCGTGCGGCAGCAGCCTGCGTGAACTGCGCTCCGGTCTTGGCCGCGACCTGTGGGGCCTTGGGCGCCACAGGCAGCTTGCCATTCCCGGGTCCTACGGGCTGCAGCGCGATCCCCTGCGCCTGCAGGTAGTCGGTGAGGAACGCGGCCACGAGCGCCGGCTTGATCGCCGCCGCGGGCAGGCTCCCCAGATTCTCCCGGAGGAAGCCGAGCGCGCCGCTGTAGACGCGGTCGCGATCGTCCCCTTCGAGATGACTCGGCAGCGCAGCCTCCACCTGATCGGAGACGCGCCGGGCCGCCGCACTGGCTTCGCGCTTCGCGGCGGTGGTCGTGCGCACCCGCTCACGCATCGTGTTGCGGGCGTCGCTCGCCTCGGCACGCAGGGCGCGCAGCAACTGCGGGTCCTGCATCAGGCCGTCGAGGCTCTCCACCTGCTCCTTCGCCAGCCGCGCCTGGAGTTCCTCGAGCACACCCGGCGTCAGCAGGGCGTGCCAGACGACTTCCGCGCGGATCTCCGGCTTGGTGCGCTCCAACAGCACGCCGACCGGGTCCTGCTCAATCGCGTCGTCGAACGACTCGATCTGCTCGCGCTGGCGGTCGATGGCGCGCCGCTCCTGCTTCACTTCACGGCCGAGGGCGGCGTCGTTTTCATGCCGACGCACGCGCTCTAAGCTCTCGGCGTCTGGCAACTCAAGTTCGAGTTCTTTCTCGCCGCGCTCCGGTAGCGCCCGGAACTTGTAGAGGAGTTCGTCGTGGTCTTCCGCTGGCGCGAGCCGCTTGCTCAGCTCCTGGAAGACCTCCTCGTTCGGGGCGTCGAAGGCCAGTTCCTTCGCCTCCTCGCCCTCACCCGAGGTCAGGGTGACGCGGAACGGGTGCTCGCCCGCGGCGGCTTCGCGGGCCGCCTGCTGCTCCGGGGTCTCCGCCGCTTCGGCTGCCTCACGGGCGGTCTTCTGCTCCGGGGTCTCGGCCGCGGCTTCCGCCGCCTCGCGGGTAGTGCGCTGCTCCTCCGTCTCGCCTTCAGGCGCCTGACCTTCGGGCAGGAACGTTCCCCGCTCGGCCAGGTTCTGCCGCGCTTCCTGAATCGCATCCACGGTGCCCTTCGGTGCGGCAGGCGCAGCGACCGCTGCGGCTGCGGCAGCGCCTGCGGCGGGCGCTGGTGCGGCCGCGGCGGCGGTGCTTGTTCCTTCGGGTGACATCGGATCAGTCTCCTAGATTCAGGGTTTCGTGCGACGACGCGCTTTGCGCCGACGCTTGGGATAGACCACTTTGAGCGCCGGCTGCACGGTGGCGAGGGTGGTCGCCCGACTCGCCATCAGCGGCGCTTCGCTTTCTTGTGCTTTGGCAACTTCCCCGGCTTGTCAGCCTCGGAGAACTCCTTGCCGACGCTCTTCGGAATGCCCAGCGTGCTGTGGCCCTCAGCGGCGGCGTGCATAGCCGCCCGCTGCGCCTGTGATACCGGCCGCCGCCTCGCCTTGCCGGGCATCAGGACTTCGCCTCCTCATCCCGCTTTCCACCACCCGGCCGCCATCGTCCGTAGTGTCTGAGCGTCTGCTCCATCTCCACCGCGTCCCCCACGCCGAACTCGGAGCCGATGTGCTTCGGAACCGTGATGTGGTGGGAACGACCGTGGGGCTTGCTGCCGACATCCACTCCGAGCTGCGCCTTCCCATCCTTGCCCTTGGCGCCCTTGATCCGCGCATGGTGCTCGGCCATCTGCTTCTCGGTTGGCGGCTCCTCCATCTCCACGTCGGTCTGCTCGGGGTCCTCATACGACTCCCGGACGCCCTTCACGAGTCCCCGCCGCTTCACCGTGTGTTGCGCCACCGTTGCCTCCTGAAATGCAAAACGGCCCGACCCCCATATGGGAGCCGGGCCGAGGACGTCGGTCGCCGGATGCTGCTATGTGCCTACAATGCTAGGAGGCCGACCCGCCCCCTAGCAAGTCACCCGTTATCCCGCTTCACCTGTCGCACTTCGATCCGCGTGGTCCGCATCGGTTCCCCGTCTTTGACGTGGACCTCGACCGTGCCGTAGAAGCCCTTCGTCAACGCGCCCAGCGTGGCCTCGAGAACCTGGCAGCAGCCGTCGAAATCCCTCGTCATCGCGTCGAGTACCAATTCCAACACCTGTTGACGGCGCGAATCACCTGAGGACCGGAGCGGTCTGACGCTGGCACTCAGAGTACGGCCTCGGACTGAATCGCGGTTCGAGCGTCGCGACGCTCCCGCTTGTGTGTCGCGCGCTTCCACCACCAGTTCCAGCGGCGTGAAAGCGAGTGCGTGGAGAAGTACCGCCGGCCCCACCACTCCCGGTGCTGTGGGTTGAAAGCCGCACGCTCGCCGTGACTCATCAGAAGTACCGGCCGTCGATGTGATGTCCGCCTGTGGTGTCTTCGGTCTTGATGCTCATCCCAGAAAAAAGGCGCATGAGGTCTCGATCCTGCGCCATATCCCCTATGAGCGACTTGTCGAAGATGACGCTCATTACTCGCCGCAGCATCCGCTCATCGCGCCGATGCCGCCACCACGCACGAACCCGATACCAGACGTTGGGCGCTTTCATGTCCCCGCCATCGCTGGGGCTGGCTCGGCCTCGGGTGCCGGTGCGCCGCCCTGCGGCGCCTGTGGTTGCGGCGGTCCCGCCGCGGCCATCGCCAGCGCGCGCATCTTTTGCTGCTTCATCACCAAGCCCGTCAGCGTGTCCTCACGGTGCTGGACGAACACGGCCTGCACCTCGGGTGGCAGGCGGTCGAACTCCGAGGTCTCCATGAACAGTTCGTGCTCGTCCAGATGCGACTCGAAGTCGTCCCACTCGTGCACGGGCACGGGACGGCCTTCCAACATGAGCGTGTGTTCCTGCCGCGCCTTGGCCCGCTGGACCCCGCCGGGGATGGAGCGTACCCCCACGCCGGAGAGTTGTGCCGCATCGTGGAAGGCGCGCAGTGCGCCCGGGCTCTTGGGGTCGCCGAAGGCACCGTCCTTCCACATCTGGTAGGCTCTGGCGCGGCGCTCGTTGTGGCCCTCCGGCACCATCGACTCAATGTCCGGCACCACATCGGCATCCCCCGCCTCCAGAATCTCCGGCAGCAGGACGAGGGTGCGGGCCGCCTGGTCTTCGCCGGTGTAGCGGAGGATCGTCTGGGCCGTGTACATCATCTTGTACATCGGCCGCCAGTCGTCCAACATCCGCCCCAATTCCTCAGAGGCCCGGCGCATCGTCGGCCCGAGATAGCGGTCTTCTTCAAACCGCAGTTCCTGCACGAGCTTGGCGGACGCACCCTTGCCCACCCGCTGCGAAGTGGGGTCGGTGCCCGTCTGCGAGCCGAGGATGGCCAATTCCTGCTGGAGCCAGAGCTGCGCCTTCCACGCATCGGGCGGCAGCCCGGGCGGGGTCAGCCACGCAACCGGCTGGACCCCCGGCTTGAGGCGCACGCCGTACTGGCGTCCCGGCATATTGTCGATCTGATCAGCCCGGAGCCCCGAGTCGAGGTCGTACACCTGCTGGGGATTCACGCAGAGATCGCGGTAGGTCAGGATCTGCCGCGCCCCGTGGTTCAGACTCTTCTGCGGCCCCAGCATCATCTCCAGCGGCGTCGAGCCCCAGGGACGGCCGGGAATCCGCACGAACTCGAAGCACCGAATCGGGCTGGTGTGCTTGCAGTTGTAGGGCCGCGGGCCATCGAAGAGCACCTTGCTCTTGGTTGAGATCAAGAGCCGGCCCCCGGCACTCTCCGGCGTCTCCTCCATGCCCTCGACTTCCTCGGTCGGCGCGTCCCACTGGGCCTGCACGCAGGTATAGCCTTCGACGTGGATCGCGGACGCGGAGCCCGTCACGGTCGGGGCCAGGGGCGAGAAGGCGTGACCGTAGAAGCCGGAGCCGAACAGCAGCCGTTCGAGGAAGCTGGAATTGGAGGACGGCAGATCGGTGATGTCGGGCTCGACCTCCACGTTCCACCGCTCGAAAATCTGCTGTGGCGTCAGGTAGGAGCGGGTCCGATGCCGTGTCTGCTGGTGCCAGGGCAGCGGCCCCCACTGGCCGCGGACCTCGAGCGGGGACAGGACATCGACCACCAGCTCGCCCGTGCGCTCCCGGTGGGGCTTGCCCGTGATCTCGAGCTGTCCCTCGTCTTCCGCGCTCTCGCCGCGGAGAATCGCCTGCGGCTCCCCCTTGGCGTTGAACGGCACCCCCTGCGCGACCTGACGCCGGATCGGCTGGCCGTCCCCGCCGACAATCGCTGACCCGTCGCCGCGCAGCAGTTGGAGGTCGGCTTGGCCTTCCCAGGTCTCGAAGTCGCCCTTCGAGATATCGACCCGGCTCTGCAAAAACCCTGTGCCCGCCACCACCATCCAGGAGGCCACGCGCGCCCACACCTCCCGCATCCCCGTGCTGCGCCACTGCACCCGGTAGATCGCCATCAGCGCTTCGGCGATCGCCGCATCCTTCTCGTCGGGCCCGGGGGCGAAGCTGGCCGCGAACTCGTTCTCCGTCATCTTGGCGTGCGTCAGAATCACCCACGGCAGCAGGTGGTTGAACGTCGGCCGCTGGCGCCACTTCTTCTCTTCGTCACTGAGAAACTGCTCGACATCGATGTGGCCGAGGAGGGCGTGGTAGACGAGATACTGCTGGCCCGCCACATACCGGGCGGCGGTTTCAATGGTGCGATCACGGAGACGATAGGCGGCGTCCTGAATGCTCCAGCCATCGTAGTTGTAGCGGCAGCGGGCGGAGTCGAGTTCGTCTTCCTGATTGTTGATGCGCAGCGGCGGGGGCATCCACAACTTCCCGGCGGGCCGCACCCATTCACGGCCCTTCGGGGCAGGGGTCTCCTTCTCCCGATAGATCGGGCCCGGCATCTAGCGCATCCCTGGTGCGAGCATCCACATCCCAGACGGTTGGAGGGTCCGGCCACCCGCATCACCAACCTCTAGGATACTACGGCACGCGCCCCAAGCAAGTCACCGTGCTAGGCGGTTTCTCCTGCCCCGGCGCACCACAACTCCGGCCACCGCTTCTGGATGCGACCGAGGACCTCCTGTGGTGCGACGAACACCTGGGGATCGTAGGGTTCGGGTTCCCAGATGTCGAACTGCCGCTCGCGCAGACAGGAGCGGGATTTCAAGAGGTTCAGGTTCTCCGGGTAGCCGAAGATGTTGGGGTCCGATTTGCCCCAGAGGACGGCACCCGGCTTCGGGAGCTGGTGCGCCATGTGCTGCAGGAAGTTGTCCACCGCGATCCAGACACCGCACTGGTGGATCAAGCTGCGCACCGCCGCGAGCGGCGCGTTGCGCAGCGCCTCGCCGGCCACGCTCGGCTCACCCGCCACGCCGAGCTGCAGCACCCGGCCGGGCAGGAGCGCGACGAGCTCGGGCCACCAGGGGTACTCCTTGGGGTTCCGCTTGCCGTTGCGCATCGGCCGCGGGAACGGGGAGAGGAGAATCATCGGTACATCGCCTCCCACGCCTCCGGCAGCGTGCGCGTCCACTGGTGGTCCCACATCCAGCGGTAGAAGTTGGTGATGTCGAACTTGTCCCCGAGCATCTGCTTGGCGTCAGCGATCGAGAGCAGGCGCTCGCCGGGGAACAGCTCCGGGTAGCACACGGCCAGGATGTAGTCGATCTCCGGGTGCGCGGCCTTGATCTTCGGGTAGGCGGTCTGGAACGCGAGGTGGTCGCCGATGCCGCAGTCCAGCACCACGACCTTCGCCGGGCGCCGCTCCACGCCCCAGATGCCGAGCACCTCGGCAAACTTCCGCTCGTCGCCCTCCCACATCTTCTTGCGGGCGTCGGTCGAGCGGATGCCGCCGGTCATCTGCTGCAGGTGCCAGGTGATCGCTTTGGGCGTCACCACCAGCCGCCACGCCTCACGGAACATCTGGTGCGTGAACAGCGTCTCTTCACGGTGCCCGATGCGCGAGAGATTCGCCGGATAGCCGTTGCGGCGCCCCGCCTCCACGCGATAGAGGAAGGTCGAGTAGAGGTGCTCGACATCCCGGGGCCCCCCGTCCCACTGGCACCACTGGAGGTTGGGGCCCTGGTCGATCTGCTCCAGCCGGCCGGTGAGCCAGTCCGGCGCAGAGTTGGTCGCGCCAGGGATCAGGACCAAGCCCCCCACCGCCCCCACGCCCTCCTGCATCTCGTCGAGCAAGCGCTCGAGACAGGTGGGTTCCGGCACCTCATCGTCATCCACCCGCCAGATCAGGTCGGTGGTGGCCGTGTCGAGACAGTGCTGGTGGTTCAAGACCTGTCCGCCCCGCGGCGTCGTGAACATCTCCCAGGCGATCCCCCGCATCGTCCACAGGGCAAGGATGGCGTTGAAGGGGGGGAGCTCCCGCAGGTCCTTCTGCTCCCCATCGTCGTACACCTCGATCCGGTCGGGGGCGACGGTCTGCTGCGCCAGCGCCATCAGCGCCATCGGCAGCGTCGTGGTGTAGCGGTCCTTGGTGGACACGCAGGCGGTCACCGTCAGGCGCGTCGTCGGCCGGCGTGGTGGCGTCCGCTCCTTGAAGCCGACGCAGCACACATCCTCGCCGCCCCGCGTCTCCTCGATCTCGATCATCGTGAGCGGCAAGAACCTCCGCAGGTCCGCCGCCGACAGGTTGCGATAGTAGTCCATCGTGAAGGGGCTGCTAAACGTGTCCGTGCGCGCGGTTCCGTGTTCGGCGCGGTTCGGGCCCGCGCAGGTGAGGACGAAGAGCCCACCGGGCTTGAGGTTGGCGACCATCTGCACAAGCGAGCGTTCCCAATACCGATCATGCTCCAGCGCTTCGGTGGAGATCACCACATCGTAGGCGTCCAGCTCGATCAGGTCATGGGCGCGGATAACCCGGTCCACGCCGGGGCCTGGCGCGAGGTCAATCCCCACGTACTCACAGTCGGTGAAGAACTCGCGCACGGTGCCGTTGATGTTGAGCGAGCCCACTTCCAGGACGCGCTTCCCGCGGAACCACGCGGGGAATCGCGCCCGCACCTGCGCGACGAATTGGTGGGCTTCAGGGTGCATGAGGGGCCTCGTCGCCTGGAGAAAGAATCCCGCGTCTGCGAACCGTGCCTCGTGCTCCCGTAGGTACACGGGATACCGCTCGTCTACAGGGACCACGGCGTACCGGCAGTCGGGGCGGCCGAGCATATCCTCGCCCCGCGCCACCCGTCGCTGCAACTCGTCGGGGTGTTGAGCTTCCGCACGGTACTCCTGATGAGCTGTCGCCTCCAGCTTCGTCACCCACTGCGCTGGCCCGCCCATGAACGAGAAGTGCCAACCAGCATCGGCAAGGAGCGGCACCTCACCAGCGGGCGGGTAGCGCACCCCGCACGGCCTGCGCTCACGCACGATCCGGTAGGGCGCGATCTTCTGCCAATCCCACCCCCGAGGATCCTCGAGGTTCGCGTAGCCGTAGAAGAGGCGCTGCTTGAGCCGGCAGAGTCCTTGCGTGGGCTGGTAGGCCGCCACCGCTGCGGCACGCGGGATTTCGTCCGCATCTCCGATGAGGATGATGTCCTCCGGCCAGCAGCCGGTAAGAGCCCGCATTGCCGCATCCCGCTGCCAGCGTTCCCGCACCCACGGGTCCGTCGTCTCGGGGAAATCATTGACCACGATGTGCGTGATCTTGTGCAGGTACTGGGCGAAGCGGTCCTTGTGCTTCTCGAACAGGAGTTCCTTCGGCTGTCCCTGGTAGGTCAGCGTCCCCTCGGTGATGACCCACCGATCCACTACGGGATCGAGTTCTGCGAACCGCAGCTCGAGGATGTCCAGCTCGTTGAAGAAGGGGAAGCAGTCGTAGACCACGCGCGGCCGTGCGCTTGATGGCGCAATCCAGATGCTCGTGTCGGGGCCGGCGTGCACGCCGGGGAAGTGCTCAGTCACCACCTCGTAGACTTCCATCCAGCCCTCATGGAGCGGGAAGAAGTCGTGGCCGCACAGGAGTCCCCCGGGCTCCAGCAGCGGCGTCCAGTCCTCGAGGTCGGCGGTAATGCCCGGCCGCGAGTGATCGCCGTCGATGAAGATCATGTCCGGGCGGATCCCGAGGTCCCGAAACAGCGCGGCGGCGTTCGCGCTGGTCATGCGCACGGGACGCACGCGACCCGCCGCGATGTGGTCGGCCATGTTGCGGTTGAAATGGAGGAAGGCGTCGTCGCCCTCCCGGAGCTTCGCCGTCGCGTGAAAGCCGGGCTCGCCACTAGAGCCGTTCCACGTGTCTACGCAGTACAGCACGGCCCCCGGAGCGAGGTGGTCCGCGATCGCCCGGCTGCTGCGGCCGTGCCAACTCCCGACCTCGAGGATGATCCGATGCTCGGGGGCGTGAAGCGCGAGCCACCGCAGCTCGCTCGGGCCAAACCAGCCGCCGATGCCGTTGGCCTGCGTGATGTCCACGGTCTCATCGTACCGGAGCCGGAGAATCTCGCGGTTCCGCTCCAGCAGGGCGTTAGTCTCCGTCGTCTTGCCGAACGTCTGCTCGCCGTCGTGGTAGATGGGGTAGTCGCCTACCCACATCTTCTGCTGCTTCCACTCGGGGAGCGTGGAGTCGTTCGGCTTGTCGGCCAGGAAGTGGCCGCCCTCCTGGGGCACCTGGCACCAGTGGTAGCCAGCGCGCTCTGCCCGGATGCAGGTGTCCGTGTCCTCCCCGAAGCCGGGGTTGAACACCTCGTCCATGCCGCCGAGCTGGTCCCAGACGGTGCGGCGAATCATCACGCAGAAGAAGATCAGGAAGTCGTGGTGGGAGTTGGGGTCGTGCTCTTTCTGCGGCCCCGTGATGGCCATCTGTGGGTCGGCGTCCAGCGGCGCGCGCAGCAGGTCCAGCCATTGCGGCCCGAGAATCACTGTGTCGTCGTTCAGGAGGACCAGGTACTCGCCCTTCGCCTCCCTCGCCCCCACATTGCAGGCGCGGGTCATCCCGAGCGCTTCGGTGTGCCACAGAATCTTGAGCGGGATGTGGTGCGCGAACTCCCAACACCAGCGCTGGGTGTCCGCTGGTGCGCCGTTCGCCACCACGATGACTTCGTACTCGGTGCCTTGGGGCGTCTGTGCGGCGATGCTTTCCAGGCACGCCCGGAGCCCCGCGGCGTTGGTGTACGTCGGGATGACGACCGAGATCACGACGGGTGTTCCACCTGCCACGCCTTGAACTGCTCGTCCGTCATCGCCACCATGCCGTTGGTCAGGAACTCGGTGGTGAGCAGCACGTCGTCCACGAGCCCCACGCTCATCTGAGGCCCCACCCGCTTCCACAGCTTCTTGGCGTAGTCGTAGACGCCTTCGGGGACCATGAGATCGCCGCCCTCGTGCCGGAGCAACCAGCGGTCCACTGTCACCATCTGGCCGGTGCCGGGTTCGCGTACCTGTTCGCGCTCGTGCCGGCGCAGCGCCCGCAGCGCATCCCGCCACTCTTTGAGGAGCTTCTGGTCATCCTCCCCGCCCATCTCGATGTTCCGGGCGTTCACGCAGTCCCAGAGCCGCGCCCAGATGCGGACGCTCGCGGGGCCGGGTTCATCCAACTCCGCGGCGATCTTGAGCTGGTCATCGGTGTAGCCGTCCAGGTGCCCGACTCTCATGTGCTGCCTCCGGTAACGGGACCGTCCCATCGTATTAGTGGTGCTGGCGCTGAAGCCGCCGTACATCCGCTGCGTCCACACGCCAGTGCTTGCCGACGCGCCTGCCCTTCAAGCGCCCCGAGAGCAGGAGGTTGAACACCTGCTGGTAGGTGCGCTTGAGGCGGACG